CCATCAATGTTTATGCTTTAGTCTCAGCATTGGCAACATCAGGATTGGGCTACCTTTACGAAAACGCGCAAGGTCAAATCAGCTATGCAGACAGCACACATCGATCCGTTTATTTGGCAGCCAACGGATACACAGAAATATCAGCTGCACAGGCTTTGGCCAATTCGCTTTCCATCCAGACACGAGCTGGTGACATCCGCAACGAAATAAATTTGAAGTATGGCCAAAATTCACAAAACGATGTGACAGATACCGATGCAACCAGCATTGGGCTTTATGGCCGATTGGCCCAAATAATCAGCACAACCTTGCGCCATCAAGCCGATGCCGAGGATCAAGCTGCTTTTTACTTAACACTCAGAGCTTATCCTCAAGCTAATTTCAATCAAATTACTTTTGAGCTGACAAACTCAGAAATCGATGATGTTGATCGGGATGCGTTAATCAACATTTTTATGGGATTGCCGTTGCGTATCAGCGACCTACCGCTGAACATGGCATCCGGCACATACCTTGGATTTGTGGAAGGTTGGACATGGCGTGCCGCTTACAACAGCGTTTCTGTCACGGCTATCCTTTCACCATTGGCATTTTCATTGCAAGCCATGCAATGGCAAGATGTCGCAATTGCAGAACAATGGAACACAATCAGCGGAAGCCTAGATTGGGCCGATGCTTTAGTCGTAGCGTAAGGAGGAAAACAAAATTTCAAACCCAACTACTCCGTTCGGTTGGCAAATGCCACAACCGACAGATTTGGTAACGGATTTGCCGGCCGATTTTGAGGTCTTTGGTCAAGCTGTTGCAACATCGATGGCTGATCTTTTAGGCGGTACAACCGATCAAATTTTGGCAAAAAATAGCAACACCGACATGGATTTTAAATGGATCACAAACGATGTTGGCGATATCACGGCTGTCACAGCTGGCACAGGTATTTCAGGCGGTGGCACATCAGGTGCGGTAACAATCACCAACAGCATGGCAACAGCCATTGATGCAAAAGGCGATTTGGTTGCAGGTACAGGCGCAGATGCTTTTGCTCGCATTGCAGTAGGTGCCAACGACACAGTCCTAGTGGCTGCAAGCGGTGAAACAACTGGATTAAAATGGACAGGCGCATACATTTCATACACTCCAACTTTTACAAACTTAACTGTTGGTAATGGCACATTAAATTGTGAGTATGCACAAATCGGAAAATTGGTTTATGTTCGATTCTCACTGGTTTTTGGTTCGACAACTACAATGGGCAGTGGGCCTTACTTTACTTTACCTGTTACTGCTTCAAGCAGTGATTTAGGCGTTTTGGGATTAAATTACATGGAAGATGTTGGTGTCGCTGGATACACAGGTGCTTTTGTTTATGCAGGCAATACTCTTGCTTATCTAACGCGTGCATCAGTGTCTGGAAGTAATGTGGTCGTATCAACTCAAATAACTGCATCATCACCATTTACTTGGGGAACAAATGATTTTATTCGTGGTCAATTCGTGTATGGAGCAGCATAATGACAAAAATCGTAGAAATTATTCACACATTTGACGATTATCGTGAAGTGTTGCCAAACGACCCAACCGACAAACTATTCAAGCGAATTCGCAAATGGCGTGATGCTGAATTGGTCAAATCTGATTGGACACAGATTGCAGACTCAACGGCAGATAAAGCCGCATGGGCAAGCTATCGCCAAGCATTGCGCGACTTACCAGCAAGCAACGCAGATCCTCGAAAGATTGATTTGCCTGTTGCGCCATGAGTAATTTCCCACAAGGCACATTGCCGCGTTTGATTCAGGTCGCTCTCGCTGAGGTCGGCACAATTGAAACAGGCAACAATGAGACAAAGTACGGCAAATTTATGAAAGCCGACAAGTTGCCATGGTGTGGGTCGTTTCTCAATTGGTGTGCTGATCAAGCTGGGGTCAAGGTGCCAAATGTTGTCAGCACCCGAGCTGGAGCTGAGGCATTTAAGAAAACAAAGCAATGGCACACAACACCAAAGATTGGTGACTTTGTTTTCTATGATTTCATCATCGATGACAAAGAGACAATCAATCACATTGGCTTGGTGATCCGGGCATCGGAAAAACAGATCGTGACCATCGAAGGCAACACATCAGGCGGATCAGGAAGCCAGCGCAATGGTGGCGAAGTGATGGTCAAATCAAGAACTTTGGGAGCACGCTCATTTGTTATCGGTTATGGCCGACCAACTTATGAGCCGTTTGCCGGTGATTTACCGGATCGACCAAAAGGAGAAAAATAATGGAACAAGCAAAAGCAATTGCAGCATCATGGGCGCGCTCATACATAGCAGCAGCTTTGGCCGTGTACATGGCCGGTGGAGACATCAAGGCAATGGCAATGGGTGGCGTGGCAGCTGTTGTGCCGGTAATTTTGCGCTGGTTGAATCCAGCTGACAAAGCTTTCGGATCAACGGGGAAATGATTCCGAAACTACGCGCGGCAGGTTTAGCTTTGATCCTTTCGCTAAGCCTTGCCGGGTGTGGTTATGATGGTTGGGTCAGATACCCATGCCAAGAGCATGAAAATTGGGAAAACAAAGATTGCCAAAAACCTCAATGCAAGGTGACTGGCACCTGTACAGAGGATTTGATAGGCGATGCCTTCCAAAAGTAAAGAGCGATTAAGTCAAGAGGACATCAAAGCTCGGTTGATGTTTCTCATTGGCTCGGTGCTGGCCATTGTGTTTCTTATTGTCACTTTGGGCATCACCTATGCATTAATCTTTGTGACACAGCCAATTGGTGCACAAGCTCCCAATGATGCAGCTTTCATCGATCTTCTCAAAACCTTGGCAATTTTTCTTACCGGGTCATTGGGTGGGGTTTTAGCATCCAACGGCCTCAAAGACAAAACCACAAAATCAGAATATGAAAAAAGCATTGAAAGGCGTTTAGGCGCTAGCGACACGCCATGATTTGAGCGTGATTCTTGAATTTGTCTCATTTGCCTGTCACTCTCTCTTTTGGGAGCGAAGCACAGTAGTTCCCGAATCGGGAGCAATACAATGAACGAAGCATCAATTGTGATCATGTGTTTAATCGCTGGAGCCTTTTGGGCCGTCATGGCCTATTCGGTAGGTTTTAAGGAAGGCGAGCGACAAGGCTATACAAGAGGCCGAGCCGTGGCACGCCATGCTGTATCAGCTGATCGGAAGGTCAAATGATGGCGGCATTTATGGATGGATACGAAGGCAACAAAGAGCGCACAGATCGTTGGATTGCAACATTTCCACAAGGTCGGCTCGAAGCGCACATCATTGAATTTAATGCAGAAAAAGGCTATGTGCTCGTGCAAGCCAAAGCATGGCGCAATCAAACCGAGATTGATCCAGCTGGCATTGATTATGCATACGGCTATCTTGCAGCTTATCCGGACAAAATGAAGCGGTGGATGGTTGAGGATTCTTGTACATCAGCTTTGATGCGCGTGATGGCCTTGGTCATGGGCAACACCGAGAAAGCAACCAAAGAAGTCATGGCGTTGGTTAAAAGTGAAACACCGGCAGCCGATTATGACTATTGGAGCACTAAACATGGCGATGTGCCGAGTTACCAAACAGCTGGCGAAGCCGAGCAAGCCGGCACACCATCATTTGGATCATCGGCCGATTCTCAATCTCCAACCGATTTTGTGCCAATGTGCTCACATGGCGTAATGCGTTGGAATCAAAGCAAGCCAGATGCACTAAAATCATGGGCAGGTTACTTTTGCAGCGAAAAGGTCAAAGAAAAGCAATGCCGGCCAAATTGGTATGTTATGACCAGCGATGGCACATGGAAGCCGCAGGTGTAACGATGAGCGACTATGTTGAAATCATTTATCCTCAAGAGATGAAGGCACGATTGATGTGCAATGGCGAAATCGTTGAGGAATACAAAATCGAGCAATGCGACAAATGCTCACAGCTGAGGCGATTGGATCATTTTGGCTACCAAAAAGGCTATGACAAGCAAGACAACATCATTTGGTTTTGTGGTGATTGCCGATGATAGATCGCATTGAGGAAGTGCAATGCATGATTGCAGCAATTCAACATTGCCATGATCGATCAGCTGATCACAGCTCACGAATTGTCAAAGACATTTCATGGTTTGCCTATGTTGCCCAAATGGGCGAATCGATGGCCGCTGAGTTAGTAGTGGCCAAGCGATTGGGCTACGAGTACACACCGGGGATCACGTGGGATAAGTCAAAGGCTGATGTGGGTGAGCACATTGAGGTCAAATGGTCAGCCAATCCAGCTTCCAATTTGTGGATTCAGGATTCAGATCGGCATGATCGTGACATTGCTGTATTGGTTACAGGCAGCTCACCAAAGATGCACATTGTCGGCTGGATGCCCGTAGCCGTGGCCAAGAAACCAC